CTTCTTGGAGGCCTTGGCCTTAATTTCTTCTTGCTCCTGATAGTGCAAAACTCGTTGCTGGGAAATTGCCGCCGCGGTTTGTGCGGTATCCCTTTCGCGCTGGGCCTTGAGTTTGGCGTTATGTTCCCATTTAAGCAGCCCCAGCGTCGCCAAGAGGGCCAGACCCAGCCCCGCGGCTATACTGCCCCTCACTCCCAAAAAGGCGAAGATAGCGCCCATAATTCACCCCGCAGAATTAATTTTAAGAGGTAGCCGCCGGTTTCCCCAGCCAGGCCAGAAACCCCCCGGCCCCCGAGAACCCCACGAACCATTTGGTGATGTCCGCCAGCATGGGCGTCATGTCCTTTTGCAGCCAGAAACCATAATAGGCATACATGCTCACCGCAGCCATGAACCCGGTGAAGGTGATAAAACAGGCCAGGGCAAAGACGGTGTTCACTCTGACTTCACTATCGGAGACCAAACCTAAAAGGTCCATGCGTCCACCTCCTGGACCACCACCGGGATCCGCACCGGCCCGAAATTGACTCTCGGCTGCATCATGGCCACCTGGCAGGCAGCCACATAATCGGGTTTAATCTCGATGAGCAAGGTGATCTTCCCCGGCGGATGCTCCAGCGCCAGGCGCACCCCGCCATCAGCCCGGTTTTCCACAAAAAGATAATTCATGGTGCCTGGATCAGAGCCCGGCCCCGCCCTTCTTTTTCAGCCGGTAAAGTCCGTAGATCAAACCGCACACCAGGGCCGCGCCCAAAATCAGGTAAAAGACTGCGCTCATCGTGCACCTCCCTACATTTCTATTTGTGGTGTATGAATCAAGATCACCAGAGGAATCCCCTTGTGCCAAAATCCCCAAACCTTCCACTTTACCCCGGATTGATGTCGGCCCACGGCGATGACCACCACCGATTCCTTATAATAGCTGTAAGAGCCGGAGAAGATTTTCAGGCCGGTTAATTCCGATAAGCCCTCCTTGCCCAAGGGCACCATGCTCACCGTCACCACCAGCGCCAAGACCAAGGCCCGGACGATCATGGTCAATTCTCCGCCGGCTTCACCCTTCCCCTCTTTTTCTCTGGCGGAGGCAGGGGAGGAGCCGTGGTCTCCACCTGAGACCAGTTAAAATACCGGGAAACCGCACCGCCCACGGAATTGAGGCCATAGATGCCGCAGACCGCCCCGGTGACTATCCCCAACATGGAACTCACTGGCCCGTAGGAATCCTTGGGCGGCCACCCTTTGACCGCGGCCAAGGCCCAGGCCGCATCCAGGAGGCAGAGCCAGGGCAGCAGGAACCGGCTCATGGAGAGTTCCTTGCTACTCGGGTCGGTGATTAGCTCCACGACCTTGCGGCAGTGCATCCAGCCCATTTAAGCCACCCAAGGCACCGGCTTTAAAGGTGCCTGCGACTGCGTCCAGTCCCCGGTCCAGGGAAGTTGAAAGTGCATGGCGTCTTTGCACGATTTCCAGAGCCCGCCCCATTCAAACCCTGATTCCAGAAAACACGCTATAAATTCCGAAGAAAAATCGGTTATTAAGGTAGCGCCTCGGGCAATGGCCTCAGAATTAATAAATGGGTTTGTAGCTTGGTTGAAATCTACGGCCAAACCCCAAGCGTGCATGGAGGTCTGTCTTCCGCTTTTCATCGGCCGGATGTTGAAACAGCCGTCAAAGGTCTTCAGTTCTCCGGAAAGCCCCCGGCTCACGATCAGGCCAACGGCCCTTTTCACCGGGTCCCTCAGGGCGTCATTGCCATAAATTCGGTGCCGCCAGGGATTCCCCTCATAATCCAGGACGTGGGCCAGAGACTCGGCGAACTCACTCAGGTCGATGACCCGGAGATAGGATTTCTCGAAGCCCGGATCCCGGGGATTTCCGAACATATCCAGTACCTGATTCTGGTAAAAGGGAAAGTCAATCTCAGTTCTGGGGTCCACCATCACGGCCACCTCCTCCCGAATATTTTATCCAGCAGGCAGACGATCACCGTTATGCCCGCCAGGATGAGCAGATCGACAAGTTTCACCCCAACCCCATGGCCCGGGCCACCGCCGGGGTCATCCCCGGGGGCAGCTTGCGCCGCCGAAATCTTTCTTTAACCCCTTCTTCCCGTAGGGCGGGCGTCCCGCCTGCCTCTGGAGAGGGCGGAGGTGAGGCTGATATTTTTTCCTTCCCGCAACCTCCGCAAATTGCCTTCCAGAATTGCTTGGGGGCCTCTTCGCATTGCGCCGGAGTCACCGGCAAGCCGTAAGCGGGGCAGGAAATCATTTGGCGTTTTCCAATCGGGTAACGGCCTTTAAAATCGCCTCGTTGCCGTTTTTCAAAACCGCGGTATCTACACACAATAAATTAAGGGATTTGCTCATATCCCCGGTCCGGTTGAATAAAACGTTGATCTTTTTCTGGTTTTCCAGCGATCTCTCATGCTCAGCCTGACAAGCCGTGCAAAATTCGGGTTTGATTATGGTGACGGCTTGCTCCTGGGGGTTGGAATTAGGCACAATCGGAGAAAGAAAAGCCTTGCCCAGGCTCGGGATGAAGAATTTGAAGACTGCCAGGGCCACGCCCAGAGTGATAACCCCTATGCCCACTATTGCGCCCAGAACTATCTGGAAATATGGACCACAGAATAATTTTTCCATCACCCACCCCCTGCCCCGCACCAGGCCCGGCGTTCATTGGTTAAGTGCCGTTGCACGGCCTTCTGGTTGCGGGGGAACTCCAGCCCCCGATCATGAACCTGATGCTCATATTTCTGGATCCCGAAAAACCCCACGGCCATGGAAATCACCAGTTCCTCATCAAAGTCCTTGCAACTGAAGACATCCAGGCTCAAGAAGGCTTTCTCTGGGAAGGTGTGGAGGCTGATGTGACTCTCGGCAATCAGGACGAAGCCCGACAGACCCCAATCCTCCGGCACTTTCCCCACATACCAGAAAACATAGGGGGGCATGATTTTGGTCATGCCGATCCGCCCTGGAGCCTCTTCCAGGAATTTGGCAATAAGGTTTAAGTTCTTCAGGACCGGCACCAGGCAGCCGTAGCCGTCCAGGGTCAGATGCTTGCCAAAGGCCGCATAAGGCTGAGTCTGGGTCATCCATTGAGCCCTCCCGATCAAGTAGTTATTGCCTGCTCAACGGTTATATGAAAATCTGCGCTCTTTTCTATAGTTGAAGGTGGAGCCCCGGGAAAGGTAACTTTTAGTTCCCCCACATAAGGGCCCGGGATTTGATCAGTATCGGTGTTTGTCAAGAAAACGGTGATAATCCCCTGGTCTGCCTGGGTTTTGTCAAAACTCACATCGAGCTTGGAAAAAGAATAGGCTGCATCGGATTTGCGTTTTTTCACCCCCAGGAGCAAGGTGGCGCCGGTGAGATTTATCGGAGCCCCATCGCCATCAGTCACGGTAAGGATCAAGGTTTTAGCCTCACCCTGCTTCAAAGTTTGTTTATTCATCTGAGGTCACCTTTAATTTTCTGATTTGCGCTTCTCCGATCAGCCTCTGGCTCTGGAGGTTGGATAGGAGATAGGAGATATTTGCAGAGACATTGAGGGAAGTTGGGATGATCATCGGCCCTGAATAATACAGGTCCGCATCGTAACTGCCAAATAAGTAAACTCCTAAATCTGCAATAATCTTGCTGGCTTTTTCCAGGGTCGCCGGCGTGCCGGTCTTTACATATCCCCCGGACTCAGTAATCAGTTTCCGATCCAGGAGCAGGGCTACCAGGTCACCAGTTACGAAACAGGAGCCGGGAGCAGGAATCAGTTCCCGGCCCAGAAGCAGGGTTGCCAGATCACCAGCCAGGGAATAGGAGCCGGAAGCAGGAATCAGTTTCCGCCCCAGGAGTAGAGCTGCCAAGTTGCCAGTCATAGAATAAGAGCCTGGATCAGCATCAATCTCTTTGGCAGCGGTGGTCTTGCTCAGGGTGGCATTTTGGCCCGTATAGGTAAACGAGCCGGATCCGGCCGCCACTTTGTATCCTCTAAATAACCCAGCCACGGTCCCGGTGACGGAGAAAAGGGCGCTGCCGACGTCAACCTTGTATCCTCTCTTCAGGCTGGCCGCGGTTCCTGTGATTGCAAAGAGGGTGCTGCCAATGTCAACCCTGTATCCTCTTTTAAGGCTGGCCACAGTCCCGGTGATGGAAAAAAAAGTGGTGCCAAGATTAACCTTATACCCTCTCTCCAGGCTGGCCACGGTCCCGATGACGGAAAAAGCAGCGGTCGTTGCATCAACCTTGCGGCCCCACTTCAGGGTAGCCGCGGTCCCGGTTTCGACATAACTTCCCACAGCGAGAGTTAATAAACTTGTCTTTTTTAAGGTTTGAGCAATTCCTGATTCGTCATATGAACCGCTTCCGGCAGATAGAGTATAACTACCACTTGGTGGTATTACATATCCAACCAGATAAACATAAAACCCGGTGGTACTCTGATAACACTCACATATCTTATTTGCATCTAAGCCTACCCAATGCACAAGATGATGCAAATAGGACATAGATATAGAGGTGGTTAAATTATCAGTGGATCCGTTTTTCCTGAAATTTACCCCGTAAGTTCCAGTTGCTCCGCCTACCACCTGAAAAATGGCAGCAATGGCATTTGACGGAACGTCAGCAGACACATCAATATCTTGCCAACCTGTTGAACCTGGAGCCTTACTAACAGGAGTTGATAGCATAACTACTTCAGAGCCAAAATAGCCCCAGAGATAAGCATCAACCGCCACATTTGTAATCTTGTGCTCAAACTGGCGGTTTGCATCCAGGCCAACCGGCCAATAAGTACTAGGAGCATAACCAGCGGCGGCATTATAAGACCATGCTTTGTAATAATCATAAGATGCCCCTATTGGTCTGAGAGCAAAATTATAGGCAGCAGAGATAGCAGTTTGTATTATATTTACCACCGCTACAGAAGCACCAGCCGGAACCCCATCACCACTAACATCTTCCGTTTGGTAAGAACCTGTAGTGGTAAGACTCTTATTAACAAAGTTTTGGAACAAGGTATCGGAATCGGTGTATCCCACCACCACAACCATTAGGTAATCACTTGCAAAAAACCCCTCAAAAACTCGGTTTGCATCCAATTTGACAATCAGATAATTAATAGAATTAGTAGCTAAAGCATTAGTATAAGTATAGGCTGTATTGCCATTTGGACGAACACTTGCACGATTAGAACCTCCTGTGTTCCTAATTTTTAAAATGACCGCAACAGTCCCACTTGGCACATCATTATTGGTGCCCAAGTCCACATCATTCCACGCCGCCCCAAAAGAGATGCGGGCATTGATAGAGATATGATTGTCAGGAAAAGTCCAACCCATTACAGCCTCAAATCGGCTGGATCAGGCAATTCCAGCCTTATCCATATGTCTTTAGAGACTATCTCTGCTGCAACCAATAATTCATCGGCTTCATCACTCCGCAGTTTGGTGCCTTGTTTCATAAGGGTTCCATCATCGGCTCTTACTTCATCAACAAAACCGTCTGGCTTGACTCCGGCCTCTATCTGGCGTTTTTCCTGGTAAAGATGGATAGACGCATGGGCCGGGACAAACTCCTCCACAGTCAGGGTCTTCTCCTGATAATAGAGAACTGTGAGTTTATCATGTAGCTCTTTGAAATCCTTCTCGGCCACACCCATCCTCTCTATGCAATCGTTAAAACGGAAGCGCCGAAGTCCACGGTGAAGGTCTCCCCGGTGAGAACTGTGATGCTGGAACCGTAATCCCAATAGCCGATAAGCGGATCAGCCGGGGCCGCTGGAGTATCGTTGTAAAGCACCACGTAGCGGAACGGCCCAAAGCTGCCTCCCGAAGCTGTAAAGACCACGTCCACCCCGGTCAGGGTGCCGATGCCCCCGGATTCTGCGTAGTCATTCTGGATATCGGCAGGAGCGTATCCGTTTTCCTCAGTGATTCCCGCAAGATCAGCCTTAACCGCATCCGCGGCCACATCCGGGGCGTTGTTGGTCAGATAGACCCTCAGGAGGTGACCAGCCGCATGGAGTTGGTGCACCCCCTTACCAAGCTGCTCCACGAAATCCTGGAATTTAACAAAGTCTGCCATTTTCTCTCCTCCCACGCGGATCTTTGATCTTAATAATCAGCAGAACCGAGTGATAATTGAATTTCATTTTTACATCCAAGCATATTGATACCATAGCAAAGTATCGTAAGTTGAAGGAATATCATCACACATAGTTATTATCCGCACCTTGTCATAGATAAGTGATATATCTCCTCCGTCATAATTCCATCCAGCCAGATTCGCTAAAGGGGAATAAGCATATTGGCTATAAGGGGGAACAGTTCCCATAGCATATATTTCCACAAGGTTTCCGTGCCTTATGGGAATGGGGTTATTAGCTCCAGTTAAAGAATAATTATAGAAATCGCCGAGTAAACAGAAATTGGTGTTCGGCAAAACCACGAACCAATCCCCTTGTGCGGGGCTTAATGAGGTGCTTCCATAGGTAAGAGTTCCGCCGGTTCCATTGTCGTTGTTATTGGCGGTGATGGTTCGCATAGCGCCGGCATAAACACCACTAAGAAAATAAATAACGTAATTCTGCAATTCATTGGTTGTAAAGCCGTAACCTATGCCGGTAGCTGGATTGGTAATGCTGCCCGTATAAATAATATTGGTGCCGGTCGATTTGACCCGCATGATGGGCATGCATTTGGCGGTGAATGTGGTATCTTCGTCTCCGGCCAGGGCGTAAATCATATACCATTGCAGAGTTTTCTCGGTGCCCCAGCGATCACCTGCTGTATCAATATTTACGGTAATATCGTCTAAATTTGTCCGGATTTTGCCGTCTGTAAGACCGGCATCAAGCCATTGGCCTTTGTGTCGCCAATTTGGGAATCCTTTCATCTGGCAACTAACTGGAGATTCACCATAGGCTGGGATTTTCCATTGATTGCCATCAACATGAACCAATGAAGGAACAGGGATTTGGGAAGATTCCGCCTCCTCCCAGATTAGATCATCGCCAGGCCCTTGCGATTTCAGAACAGTCCCTGAAGCTCCCGGAGAAAGCTGAATGATCCCAATATCATCCCGGCTGATCAATCCACCCTGAGCTGTAAGTATGCTTTCAAGGTTAAATGAGCTCACCCGCTCATCCGTGAGCAGGGTGTTGGTTATGGCCGTGGTGCTGGTGGCTAATAGTATTTGGCAAATCGGCATTTTCCCCGCGGGAATGGCCGGCGGCGATGGAGAACTCGCTTCCGTGCCGGTGATCACGGAATTAACGCCGGTAATCTGATCGATGACCACCCGATCAATGCGCGGCTGAGTAGTCGGGGCGGTAATGGTAGCCGTATTTTGTCCCGCCACTTCAGTCAGGGTGCCGCCAGCAAAAAGAGACCCGGCATCGATCCTGACCGTCATATTAGGAACTGCCTGTTCATGGGGGGCAAAGGCCGCGGCCAAGCGGGCCAAGACCATGATGCAATTCTGGATATTAATCTTGACTGCGCTCGGTTCCTGAACTCCGAATTCAGGTTGGATAAACGTCCCCACCGTCATGGCTTCACCTCTCTGTCGGCGGCGTCAATTCTTCAATTTTTCTGGGTCCAGATGGTTTGATAATAACCATCTTCGCTGCCGGAATTATTCCTTGAGCAGCCTCAAGGGCCTCCAGGCGTTTCTCCAGGCGGTAAAACATCTCTTCGAGACCGGGCATGATTTTTCCTCAAAATGATTTGTCAATCACCGGCTCAAAATCCGTGAGCTTCCGCAGCCCATCTGCGGCCTGCATAGAAATTTTATCTTTTGCATACCGTCCCATAAAAGGCCCGATGGACCATTCGGTCCAGCCGCCATAAGAACCGCCGTCTGGTTTATAATCAAAATAGAGAATCGGCTCTATACTGCCGCTTTCGCCTGGCCCTAATTGATCATAAATCCTGGCCCAGGACCGGGCCGCCATATCCTCTCCCAAGTCGATTTCCGGGGATTCATAGCTCATTTCAGCATATGGATCATAAACATAATAATCGAACATATTCAGATCGTTAGCACCGGAATCAGCCTGGGATTGCGGGTGCAGATGGCCGGTCATGGGATCGCGCACCAGATTGGTCAGAGTCCCCGGCCATAAGGAAAATTGCGGCACATCGGCCAGGGTTTGATAAAAAGAGACCACCTTAAAGCTTTTGCGGGTCACATTGGCGGAATCATTGCCGGAAGTATCCCGAGCCCAGATCAGAAAATCCCAGGTTCCCGGGGGCACCATGGGAGAATTGTAAGAAGTTCCCAGCATCACTTCGGTGATGATGATGGCTTCCGCTTTTGTCACCCCCACTGCGCCATAAGCGATGATATACCCTTCGATATCCAGATCCGGATTCCTGTTCCAGGCCCAATTAACCTGCTCCTTCACTTGATAAATATTGAAGCCGGTGACATCTTCCGGGGGTGCAGTCTTCCCTTCCACTATATGGGTTTGGGTGGCGCCCCAGGGCCCCCGGGAACCATCTCCTTTGACATAACGCAGCCGAAAATCATAGCTCACGCCATCCTCAACCGCCACCAGAGAGATCTCGCCAACATCTATGAGGGTCAACGGCAAGAATGTCGGCGTTTCATCGCTACCGGTCCGCCAATATTGGCCTTCGATCCCCACTACATCTTGATCGCGGGAAGTAAGCCGTTTCAAACTCACCAGGATGCGGGAAACCCAAGAGCCATCCGGCGCCCGCCAAAGCACCGAACCATCGGAGCGGATACTGTCAATCACAGGGACCCACCACTCCGGCGGTATCGTGATGGTGGAGACAAATTCGGGGATTTCCCCCTGATCGGCCTGGTGAATCGCCGGGGCGGCGTCCTGCACCGTCAGGGTGGCCTCCAGGTTGCCCTTGCGTTTGATGTCCGTCACCACCACCTGGATGGACCCACCGAAATTAAAAAGATCGCCCGCGGCCAGATTAGTGCTTTCTGCGTCAAGGAATGTCTCAAAAATCACTTCCTTCGGCTCGCCGGGATCGGTGACCACCTGGCAGGCCAAAAGCTCTTCACCTGGCACCCGGAACTGGATAAAATAGGTTTGCCCCGCCTGCATGGGACAGATTTCATCCAGGGCGACACCGCTGATGAGGCCGGAATAGATCGGCTGCGGCGGCTCATCTTCGGTCCAGCCGATAATCTCCAGAAGCACTTCCTTCACCCGCCCGGAGGAGAGGCCCACCATGATAACATCGTGGGCCAGGTCCACCAGATCGCCCCGGGTGCAAACCAGATTTTGCAGATCGGTATCAAAGGTAATCTTGCGATAGCGCAGCGTGGCCTGGGCAAAATGATACCGAGCCAGTTTGAAGATTTGTTCCGGATCAGTCACGCCTTCCAACACCAGTTGCTCAAATTTGGTGGCCGGGGGATATTCCGGGTGCGCCTGGCCCCAGGCGTCCAGCCCTTCAATCTGATAACCGTCGGCCAGGACCAGGCGCTCATCTTTCTGATAGTCATTGTCCCGATTATTGAAGGGGCAACGGAAGGCATGGGGCAGGTCCGGGTAAAGCAGTTCCACTTCCAGATTGCGTATGACCCGGGCAGTGAAGATGGTTACGGGGTCTTCCTGGGGCTCATCCAGAACCACTGATATTTTGCCGTCATAATCGGTGGGCCGGGCCCGGCCCGCGGCCGCCACTTCGCAGAGTTGCCCCCACCAATCCCCTGCCTGATCCACGTTCTTTTCATAAATAAAGCCCTTGGCGACGCAGTATTCATGCCAATAAGCCAACTTGTTCAGGTCAATTTCGGCATCTTCATAGGGATTGGGCGCAGCCTGGCCCTGGAGCAAGGCCCGAAAGAGGCTGGCCGGATTGTTGGTGGCCCGGATGATCCAGGTTTCGGTCTCGCTGTCCCAATCCGGGAAGACCGATTTTCCCAGAAAGTTAAATTCATCCAAGGTGCCGTTCAGTTGATTGCTGCCCTTGATGCGCACCGCGATCAGCAGGAGCGGATCGGGATAGGTGATTGGCTGGGTATATTTGATGGTGCGAAAGGCGGTCCAATAGCTGACAGAAACATGAGTAGTATCATCGGCAATGGTGAGGCGTTTCAGGCCGACATCATATTGCTCTTCAGCCGGCAAAATCCAACGGAACCCCTTGCGGATAGCCGCAGAGGAGGCTCCGGTCACCGAAAATATTCCCAAATTGATCCAGGGGCCAGGCGAACCGCCCCCGGCATCGGTCAGCCGGTAACGCGGCTGAAAAGTGCAGGTATAACTCACCCGGTTGTTGCCCGAATAGGCGCAGAGGCCTTGGGGGAAGGTTATGTCAAAAGAGAGTTCCCGGGCCAGAGTTTGGCTGGTGCGCACCTGCTCGACGTTATATTCCAGGAGAATCGAAGTGGAATCTTCATGGATGTCCTGGGTAAAAAGAGTCAGGGGCTGATCATCCTCCCATCCTCCCCGGATTTCGCTTTCTGTGCCTTCAAAAGTCTCCCAGGCGGTGTTGCCGACCTGCATCTCCGAGACTTCCACCGGGCCATGCTGGCCAAAGAGACAACGGACAAACTGATCCTTGCCTTCACTTTCCGTGTAGTCTTCGGCCAATTTCAGGGGCACAATGCGGTGGAAGCCCAGGAGTGAAGGGATGGTGCCGAACTTGATTAATTGATTCCGGGCCCCGGAGATAAATTGGGTGGGACTATCCTGAGCCTGAGATATTTGGCCCTGACTGGAAACCCGGGCCGGCGGGATCAGGGCATTGACGATCATATTGCCGACAATGCCCACCGCCATGCCCGCCAAACCGCCCCACAATGCGGAACTGCCAAACCCAAAAGCAGAGGCCAAGGCTGGACCGGCAAAAAACGCTGTAGCAATAACCGCAATGGCTATAAATATGGAAGCGATACCCCGGCTGCTGGGAAAGACCCGGACCACCACCAGGCTTCCGGGCCGGGGGATGGTGCTGGCCCACATCTCCAGATGAATGATTTCGCCGTTCACCGTGACCTGAGCCTGCCGCCGCCGCCAGGGATCAGGGAGGATCTCCGCCAGGAGCTGGCCCACTGTCTGGCCCGGATGCATGCGGGTAATCTCCCGTTCCACCCGGAAGGGGTGTGGGCAGGAGATCACCCGTAGATCCCGGGGCTCAGGCAATTGTAAGGCTGATTGGCTCATACCGGTAGATCCCTAACAATTGCGCCCGCCAGAGTTGATTATCATAACGCTCCACCCGGGTGCCCCGGCCTTCCCGGGCATTCAGCATCCAACCCCGGCGGAGCACCAGCCCGGCATGGCAGGGCCGGAAAAGCAGCACATCCCAGGGCCGCTCTTGCCCAGGAAGAATTTCCAGATAGCGGGCCGCCTCAGCCTGGAACGCGGCCAGGGCCGCCTCAGCCTCCCGGTGGGAATAGTCTGAGGCTAAGGGCAGGGTGATGCCGAGACAATCCTGGAAGAACCGCTGGATCAACCCCCAGCAATCCCAGCCGACGAAATCCCGACCCTGCTCCAGGAAGGGCACCTGCCGGGCCATTTGGAGAAATTTTTTAATGTTTTTCTGCGATTTTTGGTTTAACATAATTAATAATTTCCAAGAGAGGCCCATTATGAAATTAAATATTTTCTTTTGTTTTATTTTATTTCTGGGTTGTCAATCTGTTCCTTCCTCCCAAGTAATGATTAATCCCGATACTGGCGAGGGGAAAATGGTATCTCATCATTCCTGGGGTTATGGCTTGAAAGGAATGGCCGCAGCCATTGGTGCCCAACAAGCCCAAAAGTCCGATATTGCTGCTTTGAAAAAAGCTGGTTTTGTGGAAATCGATAAAATCGGAGGTACTGGCATTTATTTTGACAAAAAATTTCCCGATAAACCCGCAATAATTATTAAAGTTCATCCCAATGGCCCTGCCGCACAAGCTGGAATAAAACCTGGCGATCTTCTTGTGGAAAGAAATAATCAACCAATTAAAAATATTGGCGATCTTCAATCTCAGCCCAGACCTCAAATAGGACAAATTATGCAATATAAAATTATTCGAGATGGTAAAACAATTGCTTTTACTGTTGTTGCTGTTCAATTGTCTCAATATATAGAAAATCATTAGAATTTCCTTTTTCTTCAACTGCAAGGAGGCCGATCCTCTCCGAAAACCCCAATCTGCCTCAAAACGCTCCGGCGAAATAGCTCGGGGAAATAATGCCTTTGGGATAGCTCTCCCGATTCAGGCGCCGGCCGGCCAGGGCTGCGGTGGCGGTCTGGAGGTTATATTTGGTGCCTGGTTGAACCTGCAAAGCCGGCCAGGAGATCTCCACCTGGTCCGGATTCGAGGCCAGGATAATTTCAATAGTCACAGTGGGCGGCACCAGACTTGCTTCCATCAGCGCAGTCATTTCCCGGCCCACATTGGGGAAGCTGAGATTGGCCTGGGCGGGCCGGTCCGCGGTGTCATCCGGCACCAGCAGATCGAAAACCGCAGCATGATAGACCTCATCCCGGCTGGTAATATCCTCACCGTTCAAGCAAAACCGCAGGGGTTCCTCCAGCTCCGGGTGATCAATGGTGAGGAGCGGCATCACCACTTCCTCCGATTCCTGGGCATACGCGGCAATGAGCATGGCCAGAGATAAGACGCGGCTCATGGCTTCACCCCGAATTTAAAAGAGACTTCAATTTTGCCTCCCCCACAGGGCCGGTAACTTGGCGGGGAGAGAAAGACTACGGTGAGAGGGGTCGGCCCCTCAAAGGGATCAGGCAAGGCGATTTCATTAGCGCAATTGGTTTCATAAAATGTTTCCAAAGTTTGCAGTTGTGCCAGGGTCATCACCATATTCCCTTCCAGGGGCTTGTAATTGGCCGTGCCCCAGCGCCGCAGAATCGGCGGCCCCCGGTCTGGGATAAATTGAGTCACCAGGTCGGCGAACTGTCCCTTAAATCCTTCCTGACGCAGCAATTGAGGCAGGGAACCATCCCAGGCAACAGCCATGACTACCTCACCGTGGCGGGCGGCCGCGTCCCGGTCATCTCACTGATGGCCGAAGCCATCTTGCCGCCGCTCTGTACCAATTGGGCATTGATTTCATCCAGTTCGATCAGAAATTCCCGGTCGCTGATCTGGCGGCCGGTGGCCTTGCCGATGGGCGCCGAGGTATTATTGAGGATGTGGAAGACCAGTTCGGTCTTGCCGCCGCCGGCGGCCACCTGCACCCCCAGATCCCCGCCCCGGGTCCGGGCCAGGGGCATAATGGCTTCCGGCCCGGCTTCTCCCAAGACGCCGATCCCCTGGGCAAATGGGAAAAAGGTGGGCCGGTTGAAAATATCGCCCCGGGCAAAGGGAACGATGGAGCCCCGGCTGAAAATATCTCCCTGTGCATCAAACAGAAAATTCCCGGGTTCGCCGCCCACATAAGATTCTCCTGACAACCAAGACCAAAACCCTCCAGTAAAGGCGCCGCCACCGCCACTGCCTGAGAAAATATTCGCCACGCCGTTGGCCAGGGCGGGGATGATTTGGTTTAGGGTGCCTTCCAGCCATTTTTGCAGCAGGCATTCCGCCACCCTGTACCCCAAATTATCGGCCCATTCTCCCAGATTTGCCTTACCGTCCTTGATTCCTTGGATGAAGGTGGAAGCCATATAGGTGGAAATCTCACGGGGCGCGCCTTTAATGAGATCGGCCACCTGTTGAGCTTGCCAGGTGGCAGCGGTCTGGGCCAGATCCCAGGCCCCCATGCGCAACCCCCCGGCCACGCCCCCAAGTGCCCACTTCTCCCGTTCCAGACTTAATTCTTTGGCTTGGGTAAGGAGGGCCTGAAGCCCCACCCGCTGGTCGTAAACCGCCTGATTTATCTTCTCCTCATCCAACTCCCGCTTGGCAGTCAGAAGCACCAGCTCACTGTCCAGCCGGATTACATCTTCTTTAAACCGGAGCTGATCTTCCAGGAGGGGAGAAAGGCCTGCCATTTCGGAGGCGTATTTGTGCTGGCCTTGAACCAGCTTCTCCTGATTTTCCCATAATTTCGTCAAGGCCTTGGCAGCCTCGTCAGCCCCTTTTTCAGCATCCTCCATGACCCACATGGCTTGATCAAAAAGAGTCACTGCCGTAAAGGCTGTGGTTTTGCCGGCGCCGCCCTTGCCCGTCTTGGTCCGGCTGCCAGGGCCGATAATGTCGCTTTTATCAAAGATTTTTTTAAAATAAACCCGACCGCCTTCCTCCTGCTTATTTGCCTGTTCGATGGCGTACTCCATGGCTGTTTCCGCTGCGAAGGCCATTGCTGGAGGAGCGGTTCTGGAAGCCACAACCAAATCAGTAAGTTTCTGCATTAAAAAAGTAATAGCCGGGGCCATCTCTTCATAAATTTCCCGACTCAAATTTTTCCAGGCGATAGAAAGATCTCCGGTTGCGGCCTTGGCATCACTCATGGCCTTGGCCCCTGAAGTGGAGATCACTCCACCCAATCTTTCATAATTATCGATCCATTCCTGAATCTTTGCCGGTCCCGCGGCCAGGGCTACAATCAGTTGACCCCCGCTCTTACCCATCAGCTCCATGGCGATGCGGGTCCGGTCCGCGGGATCGATATTTTTCAGCATGGCCTCGGAGATGACCATGAGTTTCTGTTCTATGGGCAACTGATTGAATTTTTGAACATTGATCCCCAATTCTGTATAGGCTTTGCTGGTCTTGGCTATAGGCTCCCCGGATTCATCCACCGCGTCTTGGGCCTGCTCCAGGCCCAGGGCCGCGGCGGAAGCGCCTTTTTGCAGCCGTTCCAGGGCCTTGTTAAAGGCTTCGGAATCCATCCCCGCTTTCACAGCGACATAACCCAGGCTGCTGATGGACTCCACCGTGGAATTCATACGCACGGCCATCTTGCCCAGGGCGCTTTCCTGGGCCGCAAAGTCCTTAAATGCGCTCCAAATTTCTCTGATCCCCCTCAATCCAACATAACTGGCCGCTATACCTACAATAGCCGCGGTGTGGGCGGATGCAAACGCGGTGACTTTGCCGGTCATTCCGGCAAAGGCCCCGCCTGCCTCCTGTTCGGTTTGCTTCGCTTGACCTGCGAGCTGCTTCAGGTTCCCCACCATCATCTGGGTCGCCTGATCCTTGCCCACCATTTCAATGAGTATCTGGCCGTCGCCCATGGCTGCTTACCTTTTATGCGTCAGCAAGATCATGATTTTTTCCCAGATCGCGGTCTGGGCCTCCGAGGGGATTTGCAGGCGGTTCAAGCCGATTTCCAGATTTTGCAGATGATAACCACCCATGTCATCTCTCAAGACCCGGGCTAATCGCAGATATATCCACCAGGATAGACGGTTACCGGGGAGGACTTGGGGCTGCTCTTCGGGACAGCCCTCACAATCAATTTCGGGTTTAGCCTCGCGGCAGGCTCGGCAGGCCTCCCATTTCTCTTTGGGCCTATTTAGCCAAACTGCGAGGTCCCGGAGTTTTTTTGGTCTTGAACCTCTTCCCGGGCTTCTTTCCATTGCAAGGCCTGGATCACGGGCAGGGCCTGGCCGAAGACCAACACCTTATTGGCCTCTGTGCATTCCAGGGGCGCGCCGCTGTTTCCGGCCACCGTAAATCCTGACCAGGTTTTGATCCGGTAGAGAAGCATGATCAACGCCAGGAGGAATGGCGACAGATTGTCTTCCTGCCAGCCCGCCAAGCCATGTTTCCGGGCCCAGTCCAGGGCCTGCCACTGCTCCAAAAAACCCATGGGGGCCAATTTAAATTCATAGACGGGCCCCAGTTCCAGGGTTTCCCGCCGGATTTTATATTCCTCCCGGATCTGGGCCACCTGGATCTCATCATCCCCGGCCCGGGCCAAGGCCAATTCCTCTTGATAATCCAACAGATCCCGGCTATCCACGGTGATCTGGCGATCACTGATGGCGATTTCCATCAGGGCTCCTTTCCTGCTTTAGACGTAAGCCGCATGGGCATTTACCAGGGTAGCGACGATGGCCGCGGCCTGGGCGTCATCTTCGTAATACCCCTCCAGATTGAAATCCGCATAGACCCCGCCTTTGACGATGGTGGGCGTCTCCACGGTATAGAGGGCCTCGGGGAAGAGGAAGGAAAGGGAATAGACCCCATTGGTCAAGATGACCTCAAAACTCCGCTCCGTGCCCGCGACCGCCAGATCATACAGGGTCCTGTTCTCAAAAAAGAGTTTGAAAGCCGCATTAACCAGGGTGTCCCCTTCCGGCAAATCAAACCGGGTGTCGCCGGCGGCCAGATAAGAGTCTCCGTCCAGCTCATTGCCGATTTTCAGGGACCCGCTCTTGATGGTGGTCAGGGCCCCGCCGTCTTCCTCAAAGCTCAATTGCCGGTTTTGGAACTTAGTCAGGGCATAGGTATCAGGGCTGGCATCATAAGGAGAGGCGCTGGCCGTTTCCTCAGCCCCGGTGAAATCCAGTTTGGCCATGAGTTCCGCATCGCCGCCGAAATCTATGGCCATCTGACCCAGTTTCATGCCATTGAACTTAAAATACTGGGCGATATTGGTGAAACCGGGCTCAATCACCAGGGAAGGAATGGACGTTGACGGCTTGAAAACATGGGTCCGGAGCTGGGTGCGGCAGGTATCCGTAATTTCAAAGGTCTCCGCCACATAAGTGGCGGTAATGACGATCTCGTTGGTGGTCTTGGAGACGATGACAAAATTGCCGTTATAATTGACCGTGCCGGCAATGGTGACGGGTTCTCCGGCCACAAAGGCGTGGCCGGTGATGGGAATGCCCACCAGGCCGCCGGTCTTATTCACCGCTGGAGCATTATCCAGGGTATCGGCCACCGGCCAGGTGGTGGTAGGCGCGCCCAGCAGGGCCCGGAGCCAATAGCCGAGATAGATCAGATCCACCGGCACGGTCAGGCTGCCTTTCACATCCCGGTTGCCATAAAAGGGCATGGCCGGGTTGCGGTTGGGCCGGTGCACCGTGCTGGGTTTTAGGGGCCGGGTGGATTTGATGTCCACCGGGAAGTGATAAGGCACGGAAATGGCCGCCACCGAAGTGGGGTCAGCCCCATAAGTTGTTTCAAAATCGATGAGCACCTGAGAGGCGCCGCCTCGTGCTTGGGCCATGATCATGCCCTCCTACAAAGTTGATTCGAATCCACCCCCAAGATTGGGGAATATCAGGGTTAATCCCACCCCTCCCACATAAAGCGGATAGAATTCAGTGGGATCGTATTCATAACTCTCCTCTTCCAGGATCAGGTCCGGCAAAGCCGCCTTGATTTCGGCCACGGCCAGATCCAGAAATTCTTCCACATAGTCTGCGGCCGGATATTTGGCGGCATAGACCCCGGAAACCAGCAGCTCTTCCGTTTTGGTTTCATCTCGCAGGCTTACCGCCAAAGTATAAGAAAAGCTCCGGTTATCCTGGGTTTCCGATCTGTCCTTACCCCAGGCCATTATCTCAAAAAGCGGTAAATTCTCCGGTGACGGTGATTGCTGGCCGGAAAAACCATAATAAACCGCATGCGGAACCCCAAAAAGTTCCTGGGAACGGTCCAAAATGGCGGCGGAGTCCCGCAGGGCCTCATATATTTTTTGGCCGATGGCCCGGTTGGTAATGGTCATCGCTGCCGCCCCTTACCTAAAAGAAGCTCGGATTGCTTTGGGTTCCTTGCCGGCCAGGGCCGCATTCACCCGGGCCCGCACGAAAGGCGCGATAATTTTTTCATTGCGCCGGTAAACCGGGGCCACATGCTCCCGTTTGGGAATGATGATGGTCTTTTTGCTGATACCCAGTCCCACTCCAAAGATCAATCGCCGCATTTTCTCAGTCACCGTCAACTGGTGGGGACCGGAGGCATGATAAGCCGCCAATTTTGCCACCCTCGGATTAAGAAAACCGGTTTTTACCCGGATTTCCTGGATATCGCCCGATTTTTCCAAACGCACTGCGCCCGCCAATTTTTTCAGGGCGGTCCGGCCTTTGCTGCCGAAAAGCGGGGGCGGGGGCTTACGGGTGGCGCGTTTGCGCTTCTCCAGGCGGTGTTGCTGCTGCCGGGCCCGGGCCAATAGGCTGGGCCCGAACTGAATCCAGGGGGAAGGTTCGGGCCAGGATTCCCCGCCGGGGGCCTGCTGCTGGATACCCCGCTTCACCGCGGCCCGGAGTTCATAGCCTGCCGCCACTATCCCGCCAGCGTATGCCTTATTGGCCGCCTCCAATCTCTTCTTGGCAAGTTCGGTAGCCTGATCGATGATTTTCAGCAGCATATCCTCAACCCCGCTGCATCCGCGGGCGCTCGCCCTTGGTACAATTCACTTCCCAGGCCACGCCATTGCCCCGGATAATTCCCCGGACCCGCCAAACAACCTCACCGATAATGATCTTATCGCCATCTTTGGGGAGGGGAATATCGGCCGCCGGAACAACCGCAGTCATTTCCTCCCGGAGATAGCGGCTGGGTTCATTCCCCAGGTTTTCCCCATAGTTGATCAGGGAGGAGATCTCCAGGTCCCGCTCCTCTTCGAACTGAGTCGCCGGAATCTGATACGTCACCGTTTGCGCCAGGCCGTCGGTATCAAACCAGGCGGCCTGGGCATCGGCGGCCATGTCCTCCCGGAGGGTCATGGTCTGGACCTGTTAAGTTACGATGGTGTCATAAAATAAATAACCTGCATCCGCCCCCACCGCCTTGGCATCAAAGGCCTCGGAGGCTTCCACAACCCAGCGCTTCTTGGCGTCTTCCCACCAATAGCGCACCGTCCGGTAGGTATCCTGCTGGGCGATGGCGCTCTGCTGGCCAGCGTCGCCCTTCCAATTGAAGACATATCCGGCCGCCGGTGCTTCGATGGCCGGGGCGGGCGGGCGATAGAACAGGAAGGCCGATCCCTTGGTGGTATTTGTCTCCCACAGATCCACCGCGGTGAAATCCGTGCCTGCTTTGGTTTCTTTGGCGCTGGAATAGATGGCGCCGCCGATCAGGACCTCCTCCAGTTCGAATAGTTGAGCGATGGTTTGGGCGGTGACATCCGCCGGGGCACCCTGAGTGCCGCTATATTTGATGCGCTCCAGGACTTCTGCTACCTGTTTCAATTTGGTGAAAGTCTTGGCTTCCAGCATCAGGACATTGGGATAAATCCCGATGAGCTTGCGGACAGCTTCCTTGGCCGCCAGCATGTCGGTGATGAAGGTGTTGGTTTCCCCAGGCGGCGCCCACAAGGCTTCAACGTTATTGCTGGAGGTCCAGTTGGCCGCGGTGCAGACCAGGGCTGAGACTACCTTTTCTTTGCTCAAAAGCACCTTGTTGGTGGCGAACCGAACCCCGGTGTCCCAGGGTTGTAGGGCCGCATCGGCATTGTTGATGATTTCGATGGGAATGCCGTGCTTGGCGGCCCGTTCGATGCAGGAATAAGTGCCGGTTCCCAGGTTGTAGCCGGTTTCCGGGGCTTCGCTTCCGGGCCCCCTGACTCCGGCTTCATCCCTGAACCAGGCCCCCTTGGGAAAGGTGTAATAAAGATCGCTTTTCTTATTGACCGGCACATTTCGAAAGATCCGGTCCGCAATGAACATCTGATTGCGGAAAGCGATGCTGATATTGGTCAATGCGGCGTCTTGATGCACCATAGTCATGTTGGGCTGCATTTCTCAATCCTCCTTAATTGGCCTGGTTAGCGGCTTAGTGGACCACAGTGCCCAAGCTGTAAAAAACCACTGCTTCGGTTCCGGAACCGATATTGGTGACCACCGCCAGGAAGCGTTTGGAATTGTTCTGGGCGATGGTGGCAGTGCCGGAAATAGTGCTGGAGCCATTGGCGGTCAGGGTGATGGTTTCGGCCGCATCCGCAGTATTGCGGATGGTGAATTCGAAACAGGATCCTACCACGCAGCCGGCGATGCCCGCCACGATATCCGCCGGGGCCGGGACCAGATCGGCCCGGGCTGCGCCCGCCGGGTCGCGCAGAA